GTAATCGTTGTTTCTGTCTTAACATTATATTTAGGAACTACTCTACCATCTTCTAAAGTAACTGTTCCTATTTGTTCTGCGTTTTTTACTATCGGCATTATATACTCCATCTTAAATTAAAACTCATAATAACCCTGTCCTCATTAGAATTATTTTCTTGTACCTCATGTTGTAACCATGAAGGAAAAAAAATCAACTCTTTCTCTTTAGCATGCCATTGTACACTATGTGCAAAATGCACCGCTAAATCAGATGATTTAGGTGGATCAAACACTTCAGCTTGTCGTATAGGATTAATAAATACAATATTTCCGCTGTTTTCTGGTACTTTTAAATACAAAACACCAGATAGATAATTAAGAGGATGTGTATGAATTAGATTTCTTGCACCTGGTG